TTCTGTGCATCCAGTTCAACCTTGGCTTGGTCAATCGCTTGATCGGCCTGATCGCCTTGTGCCTTAATCTGTAGTTCTTGTTCTTTAAGCTGAACCAACGGATCAGGGGCCCCGGCACCTGACAGTTCGCCAGATAGTTGTTTAACCTGCTGCAAGCCTTCTGCTACAAACTGAGCAGTCATCTTCTCAACTTCTAACATTTCGTCATCTGTTGCAGGTTGGCCACCTTTTTGTTGAACCTGTTGTAAATAGGCAACAGCCGCTTGTTCTTTTGCAGCAATCTGTACGTGTTCCATAACATGCTTCTGCAAGCTAATAGCAACAGGAGGCATATTACCAACCATGGGTGACGCGCCAAACACCAAGTGCGCCGTAATGTGCGCCTGATGGTTTTGTCCTTCAAAAGCATGTAGCTCTAACATGTCTAAAGCATTAATGTTTTCTTGTGCCGGATCAATAGGTACAGGCTCATCTGTCGGAACCGCTTTCATAATACGGTCAACGTCAGTTACACCCAGTGCTTCGTACATGTCCCGATACACTTCGTTTAAATTGTGAAGCTCCGGCGCTTGTGACGCCAGTTGTAGTTTAGTCTGCGCCATAATAATACGTTGCGCTTGGCTAAATACATTAGGATTGCTGACCGGAACTACGTCTACACGGTCATCAAAGTCCTCTCGCATGATAGTTTCATCGCCACCCGGCACCGTATACGGATACTGTTGTGGCAAACTTTCTGACATTACACGCGCAAGAATTTTAAACTCCTGCCTCATTGCGTAATGCAAACGCTTATGCACAGCACTCATTACACGAGTACCCTGCTCCATCATAGCAATGGTTGTACCAACAGCAGCCTGCTGATTACCATCACCTACTTTAAGGTCCGTGATCGTCGCAAAACGCTGACCGGCTTCTACAACAAAGCCCAACAACTGGAATAACGTCTGGTCAGGACCCTTAAATGGCAACGGCATAAGGCTGTCACGTATAGCCCCTCCGGGTGCGTCCACATCTCGGAACTCACCGGGTTGCAATGGATCATCGTCATCCCTGATCCGTAGTCCGCGGGCCTTGAAGCCTGCTGGGAGGTTGGACAACGTACCGGCGTCGATTAACTGTCGCAAAGCCGCTGTGGCAGTTCGTGACAAACCACCAATAGTGTGTATTAAACCTAACCCGTAAAAACCGAATCCCGGTAAAAACTTAAAGTGGGTGAAGTATTGTATTTTTCTTTTTAGCTCATCTTCTTCAAGGTAGTTACGACGAATCGACAACACCTGACCATTGTCCTCGGACAACGTGACAACGTAAGGAACCTTAATTCCTGTAGGTTCTCCGTCAGTATCTAGCTCTTCATAACCTTCCAAGTCTAAATCAACGTGGCATTCTAAAATGGTGCAATCATAATCTATCTGATTAGGTTCCAGACCTTCAATACGGTCCATTTCACCGTCTAAATTAGACATTTCTTTCTGTGCCGGGATAACTTCAACGTCTAAATACGTGCCACCAATCTGGCGCTTACGCAGATCATTAAGTGACATACGCACCACTTGCGTGATGTTAGGGCATGTTTCGAGGTCCGAGGTCTCATACGGGACAACCAAGTTCTCCGCAGGGACAAACTTAGATACCGCACGACCTAGCGTTTCATCAAAATAAGTCTTTTTAAACGTAGAACCGGCTAACGGGAGATAAAACAACATCTGATCCATATCAGGTGTGTATTCTTCCATCACACTCGTGATGTAGTAGTTCATGAACTGACGTACACGCTTGGCTTGCTGGTTCTTAGAAGTCGAATCTTTGCCCATTACTACAGTACGGACGGGACCCGAAGCAGGTAAAAGCTCGTTAAAAGCTTGCGCTTGAAACTGTGTGGCAGCTTCAGCAAGCAGTGGATGTGTTACTGCGGAGGCTCCACGAAAAGGCTGAGTGCGCTCATCGTAAGTAAAGCCCAAAAGCTCCAAACCATTAGTGTAAGCATCTTCCCACTCTTGGCGACTTGCTTTGTTAGCATCAAACTCACCTAACAAATCACTGGAAATACGTGCCAACTCTCTGTCCGGCATCTCTTCTGCCAAGTTAGCATAAAAATCTTCACTGACACCACGCTGGTCCTGTGGGTCAAAATCAATGATGACACCGCCATCATCTTCTGGGCTTATCTCAATGGAGCCAACATCTTCAGCTTCAATGTCTGCCATCACCACGTTAGCACTATCCGGCAACTCAATCTCTACTTCAGCCGCTAAATCGTCCGGGTCTAACTGTGAGGGTACGTCCATCAATCCTGCGTTTGGTTTACCATTTGCCATTGCTACTCCTAATATTCCGATATGAAGTAACCGTACTGATCTCTGGGTATATAGAGATCGGGGCCCTTCTCGGGACTCTTAAAACTACGATCATTCGCAGTACGTCCCATAATTACATCTAGCTGTTTAAATATCTTTGCGTCCACCATCTTTGCCAACTGAGCAGGTGTCGCATCTATACCAGCCGCTTTAAAAATTGAAATACCTACCGCATTGTTCCGCTTATCCATAGCACGATGTAGGCGATTTGAGAAACCAATATCTTCTCCAAGGTTTCCTACCGTCATTGCGGTCTTTGGGCCGTAGTCCGAGGCCATCAAAGCACTACCCAACATGTGCCCACGAGTGTCCGCTAGTTCTTGAGGGGTGGGTAAATCTTGGCGACCGGCTGGCCGACCATGACGATTTGGACCCTCTATAGGGTCTTGAACTAACGGATAGTCGTAGTCTTGTTGTAGGGTTTCGTAAAAAGTATTACCTTCCGGGTAGTATGTTTCGCGGGCCTCGGAACCCGGATTACCAGACGCTCTTATTTCAGATTGTCTGTCCGCATCAAACCGTGCGCCTTCCGGAGGGTCCATGAAAGGTGTATATTGTTCTGCAAAGAAGGTTCCTACGCCGCGTTCGTCAAATTCTTCTTCTTGTACAGGTGGTGGCAACTGCTCACCGCCTAAAACGACCGTAGCTCCGCCGTCCTCAAAGTAGGAGACAAATCCGCCCGCTCCAAGATTTACCGCGGCACTATTCATTTGCAGGCCTTCCATAAAAAAAGTTAATAATACGCTTTCACTTTAGCATGGTTTTCGTCATCTTCCCAGTCATCTGTTGGCAGTTGTACAAAGTTTCCTTGTCTATAGCGCATAAGCGCCTGTGTCATACTATCTACCAAATCATCATGCTCACCATTAGGAAAAGCAGCCACTTCTTCGATTAACTCGTCCGAAAAAGTCTCNTCGGGGGCCCAAACCATCCCTGCTTCAAACAATGGCGATACACTATGTACTCTACTCACCTTATCGTTACCGCGGCTCGGTGTAAAGTTAACAACGGTATACCCATATTTCTTAACTCGTGTGTCAAAGGCATACCACTAGCTTTGGCTTCAACAATAACTGTATCAGGTTCCCAAAATTTATAGTTGTCAAGCGCAACTTGTTTCAACTCAGGAAAATCCCAACGTCCCTTTTTACTATCTAACAAAATTAAGTTGGGACCCGAACCACCCTCATTGGGATAAAATACACCCCACGTAGTAATCGCAGAATAATCCGCCGTTTCCTTTTTACTAAAAGCCGTATCGTAACTTTGTATCACATATTCTAATTGCGGAATCTTTTCAGGCTCCCAAACACGCCACCACTCACGTCGAATGATCGCATTTTCTTCACCCGTAGGATTTTGTTGATACTGCGCGTTCCACTTAGACGGAGGAATCGACGCTTTTACCGCGGTCAAATCCTCCAAACTCCAATACTCAGGCCAGCACGGAGTCCCATCTTCAAAAATTGCCGGTAACTCCACAACTTCCCATTGGTCCGCCAACGGGTCTTTTGCCATCGCACGTAATAATTGGCCCGTCATGTCCTTCTCAGACCATCTAGTCTGAACAATAACTATTGACCCGCCCGGTTGTAAACGCTGTCTAGGACCACCTGTGTACCAATCCCACGCATCATCAAAGCCCGTGTTGCTCATCGCCGTCTGCTCCGAGTGCGGATCATCAATAATCACCAAATCACCACCACGACCAGCCAAGTTCGAGCCAACACCCACCGCGTAATACATACCACCTTTGTTCGTGTCCCACCGACCAGAGGCCTTACTGTCCGCAGCAAGCTTAACTTCAGGGAAAATATCCTTGAAATCGTCACTCTCAATCATGTTTTTTGTCTTACGACCAAAGTTAACCGCTAATTCTGTTGTGTGCGTCGCCTGAATGATCTTCATTTTCGGATTACGGCCCATCATCCACGCCGGGAACAAAAAGGATGCGAACTCAGACTTCGTGTGCCGCGGTGCCATGTTGATGATTAGGCGCTTTAACTCCCCACGAGCAACACGATCTAGCTTCTCAGCAATGATTCTATGGTGACGGCCAGCAATAAAGTCCGGCCAAACGGTTTTTACGAAAGTTAAAAAATCATCACGGCACTGCTCGTTCTTTTCAAGCTGCGCGAGCCGTAGCTCAAGCTTCAGTTTTTTGTCTTCTAGCAACGTGTTTTGCGCTGTACTCATAGGGGTCCCTAGCTAATTTTTCATACGCAGTTTTCAATGTTTCACGTGAAACAATTTGCGATGTTCCACGTGGAACATATCACGCATTATATGCGATTTTAAGCACAAATATAAGACAGTTAATCTTATTTTAAATTTTATAGTAATTATTCGCGAGAAACATGGCCCTAGCCTCCGTCTCGTAAGCGCGGGGCCATGCGCGGCGGATCGCGCTCGTTGGCTGCTGGTCTGCGCAGCTTGACCCGATAGGCGGGGGACCCTGCCCGATGTTTTCGGAGAGTGGATAACGGCCAGCGGCCAGCGGCCAGCGGATCGAAGGCGACCGGCGGCGGATCATGGGCAACCGGCCACGCTTGGAAGTCATCGGTTTAACTTCCACGGGCTGGGGTTTAACTTCCACGGGCTGGGGTGCAGGGATCACGGCCAACGGCCCACGGCCCGACGCCATCGGCCACGGGATGGCGGCCCGTAGGTTTGGGAACTGGTGCGCGGGGCAGGGCCCGCCGTATTTAACTGTTTATCACGGGCAATAAAAAAGCCCGCACGGTGGCGGGCTTAGTGTCGGCGGATCGGTGGCGCTAGTGGCCAGCGTCCACCAGTTGCTGGGCTAGTTTCTGCGCTTTAACATAGGCGGCGTCGGCTTCGTCTTCGCGGCCAGACATCCCCATGATCCCGATCCATTGCAGTTGGAACAATAGTTTCTGCGCGGTGGTTTTCTCTTCGGTTTTCTTTGCAGCTTCCATCAGTCAAACCTCGCTATTTTAGTTTCACGGGTTGCACGGTCGCGAATTGCGGCGATCCCGTATTCATAGACGAACAGCTCGAAGCCCTCGAAGATGAAACGCGCCAGCGGTGGCAAATCGTCGTCGTCCTGCCATTCGGTTAAATACGTCCCGTTGTGGTCGTCGATGGTGCCGCCAAATGGATAAGCAAAGCCGCCCATTTGATAGGCGTTATCCATGCCCGCCGCGATGGCGTCCAGTGTTAGCGGCTCGGCTTCAATGCAAGCTTGGCAGAAAAAGTCGGGGATAATCCCGCAGGCCTCCGCCAAATTTGCAGGGGTTGCCCTGTTTAGGTTGTCATCACCGGCAGGATTGAAAACCCTATCCAGCAGAATGTCCGACGGGCGGACGTTTAAAGTATGAACGTTTGTCATATTATTTTCTCCGTAGTATGGGCGGCTTGATTGCTCCCCATATGCGATATTATAGGATAACTTTCTAAAAAGTAAAACCCCATAAAAAAAGCCCGCACAATGGCGGGCTTTGGTGGCGCTGGTTTGGTGTTAACTGTGGGTGTATCCGTCGGGCTCAATTCCCAGCCAAATGCCGCACCATTTAACCATGATGCAATCATATCCGCCCAAAACAGTGCGGCGGAATTGTCGGTAAGTTAAACCCCCCGAATCACGTTTCCACGTTCGGGCCAGTGCTTCGCGTTGTTTACGAGTAGTGACGACCATCGTTAAACCTCCAAACTTAATTCAAGCTCGACATTTGAATAATCAACGCTCACGCTCACGTCGCCGTCGCGGAACATATCCCGCACGGTTTCGCGGATCGTTTCGTCGCTGGTGTTTTCTGTTTCCAGTCGCTTACTAATAGCGCGATCAATCCGGCGATCCAGCAGGGTTATAATATCGTCGCCCCTCGCATCGGTTAAAGCGTTAATTTCGGCGCTCATTTCGTTAATGTTTCGCTCAAGCCTGTCGGCGTATTCTTTCAAGTTTTTAATATCCACCGCCGCCGCTCTAATATCCGCGCCGGTTGCGTCGCGTCCGGCTTCGATGCTATCCGCCGCAAGACGGTCCAAGTAATCAATATCTGTTTTGACTTCGATCATAGTTAATTCTCCGTAGGTTAAAGTTAAACGGCTTGCCCGCCGTCGTATGCGATTATATGGGATAACTTAATTAAAAGTAAACCCCCAACAAAAAAGCCCGCACAATGGCGGGCTTTCGTTTTGCGTTGTCGCTGGTGTTATGCGGCGACTTTATCCAGTAGCGCACCGGCTTTGCGTTCCACTTCAATGCGGGCATCTTGGTGGGGTATGTCGCGGGCTATCGCGGTGATAGCTTGGGCGGCATCCCAAACGGTTTCGACTGGGCGGCCCTCTTCTTTCAAGTGTCGAGCGTTGGCGGCTTTCGCCATGCGTCCAGATAAACCGGCTCGCTTGCTCAAAAACTCTAGGCGGCTTTCATCGTCGTGCGCAATCTTGGCGGCTTTGGCAGCTTGGACGCCTTCGACAAATGTCGCGGTTGATCCATGCGCAAAGCTTTCCAATGCTGGGCGGGCTTCCATCGCGAAACGATCCGGCGCAAATTTAGTGTGCCTAATCTTAATTTCTTGGAAGTTTTCCACGCCCCACAAGTTGCGATTCATGCAAACCCCTCGCAAATACATCGCGGCAATGCCCGCCGTTTTGCTTCCGGTTTCACTGTTCCAAGCGTAAAACCCACGGAACATTAAATCGGGCTCGCCGTTCGGCAGCTTACCGACTTCGATGGGGTTGCGGTCATCTACCAAGAAAACAAAAACGTCGCGGTCGCTGGCGAATAAGGTAGTTGTATCCATAGTCACCGGCACGTCGGGATCGTAAACGGCTAAACCGTCACGGCTTCCCGTCATCATGCCCGGCACTTTCCAACGTCCGCCGGATGCGTCCACCAGTTTTTTGACCGGCTCCAATATTTCCCAATCATAAATGCGGCCATAGTCCGGACCAGTCGCCGCACGTAAGTCGCCGCCATCGGCTTGGCTTCCGTATACCTTGACCAGTTCACGGCCACGGTTATAGCGCAAACCCCATTGGATACAGTCCGCCGCCAATGGTGCGGGCAGGTCTTTAAGGTATCCGGCAGGCGCTCCCGATAGCTGGGACAATTGGCCAAAGCTCCAATTGGTTGGGGTGTTCACGTGGTCGCGGTTATTATCGTCGGCATATTCAATTCTCAAATCGCCGCGGCTTGGGTTTGCTTCGTCGAACTCGCCAACAATCTGGATTTTGTGAGTGTCAACCGTTCGGCTTGTCATGCGCTGCGCATCGTTCTTTTTAGTGGCCAGCATGTTATCCAACGTCAAAAACTTTTGATCGTCGGGGCGGCTAAACCATTGTGATGAAACCGCAGAATTGCCAATTCCGTGCGCGAATGCGTTAGTTGTATAAGTCATATTATGTTCTCCGTAAAAACAAAAACGGGGGCGGAATTGCTCCCGTCCCCATAATATCGCATAAAGTTATATATAGCGCAAGCTAATATTTAAAAAAGTTATTCCGCTCCAATGTCGCCCGCAACGTGGTGGCGGATAATACTGCGCGGCGGTAAAGACTTGGCAAACCGTTTTAACTTTTCGCCGTCGGTTTCGTCGGGCTGCTGGTGGTTGCTAGTCGCTACCCAATGCAGTCGCACGTTTCCGCCATCGGCATAACATCCGCCGCGGGTATCTTGATCGGCGGCTTTATTCTTGGCAGCACCGTGCGCAGTAAAGCCGATAATAAAATCCCGGTCCAAACGTGCGCAAAGTGGATCGCCGTTGCCACAATCGCGGCAGCTAAAGCCGTCGCGGTATTCTGCTGGGCATCGCACAATCTTTTTATTAAAAGGTGCATCGCCCGATTTTTTACCCTGCCAAAATTTATCCGGAACGACGCAAACCGACGGGACGCCGTTATAAATTGACGCGGACGCAGCGCCCAACGTATCGGCGCTAAAATTAATCACGGTTTTACCTTTACGCAATTTTTTGCCCCAGCCATAAACGTTCGGATCAAAATGCGAATAAGTAAACGATTGGCCTTTAGTCGGGACCGCATCCAAAAGCGCGTCCAAATAATCGGCGTCAATTTTATTTGAACCTTTGCCGCTGCAATTCATTTTGCAAGCCGCTGGGCAGGTCGCATATTTTTCCCCGTCGCCAGCGCGATAAGTAACGGCGATACCTTTGGTTTTTTCTGCTCTACTGATTTCTACTGTCTTTAACATGGTTGCCCCCATAGTTGATATAAGATTTATCGCATACCTTAACCAATAAAAAACCCGGCGTCAACCGGGCTTAATTTTTTACTTTTTTATTTGCGCTTCCGTTTAGGTCGCGGCCTTAAATCGTCAACCGCATCTTCCCCAAACAAAAGTTTATAAATCCATTCTATTAAAGCCACGTCATTACCCCCAATCTTTTTGGATGCCGTCTTCTTCGGCGGCATTAAACCCGCGAGTATACGCAGCTATTTCTTCTTCGCTCATATCTTTGCGTTCAATTTTTTCACTGCTATGCGTCGCGCCTTCAAAATAATGCGGGTCGAATGCTCGCCCATAATAATAATCAGCACCGCCACGATCATAAGGACCGCCGTGACGTTGGTCATAGTGGCTCGAATCGAACCGGTCTTTTTTTAATGTTGTCATATTAATCTCCGTAGTTTTATTGACTATGGGATGATATGCGATGTTGTGGGACAAATCAAGCTGAAAACTTCGGTCCAGTCTATTTTCCCAGCTATGTGGTGATAAGGCTCTACTTTCAAACCTTCCATTTTTAAATCTACGGCGTCGGCACCTTTGAACAAAAACATCTGTTCGGGTTGGTTTTTAGTTTTATGTTTTTTAACCATGACCCAAACGCTGCCGTGACCATGATTAGTTA